GAAGACATGGCACAAACCACTTGTTCTCCTGTTTCTGTGTTATGATGGAAGTGTATGTATGACCATGATGGTTTTGTTGGGTTCACTACAATAGTAGCAAAGGTGGGGCCGGTGGGATTATTAATTATCCCCTTCCCTACCGGATACTCTTCCAGAATGTCCTTATGGTATCTGATTGCTTCTTCCCAGTTATCCCAGCATACGGATGCTATCGGAACTTCTTGAGGAAACATTCTTGCTGATCCTGCTAATGGAAGAAGCAAGAGCAACATCAGCAATTTTTTCATTCAGTATCCGGTTTTAATTTTTTTAGTCTTCTTAACAGCAGTAGCACCAATTTTAGGTACTGTCGATTTCTTAGAAGCTGTTTTTGTTTTTTTGCCATTGTGGGCTGCCTTACCCCACGAGTAAATTGATTTAGCCATTACTTACCCTTTTTGGCTTTGCCACCAGTTGATTGTTTTTGCCTTGGAGAACCTCCGCCGCCGCGTGGAACACCCATTTCTGATTTAGGCTTTTTAGGTTTTACTCTGGTAACTTTTGTAGTAGCCATTAGGCATACCTCTTACCAGAATAATATCTTTCTTCTGCAGCGGTCATAGGACGACCCACACCTTTCCTACGCCAAGACCCTTCTTTAGCAGCAGCCCTTCTTTTAACCGACTGTTTAGATTGATCTGACTTTTTCTTTTTCTTTGCAACCTTGGCAGCTGCCTTTCCTTTGGCCGTATAGGCGTACTTTTTTCCTGCTACTGTTGGCATATCATACTCCGAAGAGTTCTTTCACTCTGTTAATGGTTCTTGTTGCTCTGGCAGGAGTTTGGGACTTCGCCCATCTCGAATCACCCATCTGTTCAACCATCTCCCCCCAGTCCTGATTCTTCATAGCAGCCCACATCTTCTTGAACTTACTAAGCCCGGTGGCTCCCATCTGGAAAGCCATCATCATCAACTCATCCCTCAATTCTGCTGGTATCTCTCCAACATCAAACTTTTCCATCAAACGGTCTACGGAATTGTAGGCTTTTGAAATATCAGTTTCCAGAGTTTCTCTTGCTTCTGCCTCAGTGATATCTCTTTCCTCTTCTCCCGCAGCCAATGTATGACCAACTCCTACTGCCCGTCTGCCTCCTCCGGGGTCCGTGTAGGGCTTTATTTCGAAACCCTCCTCCTCTATAAGGATTTCACGAACGCCCCGTCTGGGGGCTTGTGGAGCGTCTGTAGCGACTTCTGGAGCAGACCATGCCTCAGACCACTGGGACAGAGCGCTTCTTCCTGAGTTTGGATCATAGGCTCCAGAGGCTTTAAAGTCTGCTAATTGCTCTGCCGTGACAGCCAGTTTCTCTTGATCTCCAACCCAGAAGGTTTTCTGTCCTCTAGCCTGTGCTTCCTTAACACTTGTTGGTTTGGCCTCTTGACGTGGAAGTGGCCCACCGCTCGCTCCGATCAACTCATCTGCCTGAGTAATTATTCCACTCTCAGTTCTAGGTTGTGTTAAAAAATCAGCACCTTTATTTGCGAGTCCTTTGTAGTAATCTTTCTGTTCAGATAAACCCCTAGATAAAAGACCCGCACCTTTCCCAACCACATCTTTTACATTACTGCCTAAGCGACTAATAGGAGAAGGCTCCTCAACCTCTTCTACATCATCTTCCAAGTAGAAGTCTCTTCTGTCATGTACACCAGACATTCCTCTTAACTGTTTTTCATTGAATGGTGTAATACCGAATAATGCCATTTACTTTCTCCCTATAATCCCGTGCTTTTCAAAACCTTCTACGTGCTGTCTTTCAGATACTCTAGGACGGGAAGTTCCATAGACTCCTTCTACTCCCGCACCGTAATCAAAAGAACCTGCCATAGAAGACCCACTTACTATTTGAGCGGCGCTATTCAAAGCATCTACTAAAGCAGCAGCCCTATCCATTATCATATTGTTCTGCTCGTCTTTCGATATATCCATCTTCAGTATATCTGCAAAGAACTTATGATTCCTATATTTTGGCTGATTAAATACTCTAGTCCTTTCTCTTGCGATAGGGGCCAATCTATGAATAGCAATATGCATTAACTCTCTATCCCATTCTGGATCGGCTAATGTAGGATGACCCCCTTTGGTTGGAGCAATCAAACTAAATAATGGTTGCTTCTCTCCCGTTACTGGATCAATAAACTGAACCTGAGTATTCCATAAGGCCGCATTATCCATTAAGGTTTGCCCCACCCCATGCATCTTTTCATGATCCCTAATTGTCCATTGAAGAGTTTGCTCTTCACCCTCAACATTATATCTAATTAAATCTTGTACACTTTCATCTCTTGGAGTGTTCGGATCATCTGATCGTCCTATAGAATTATACAGCCCCCACAAACCCTCCGGCAGGAAATGATGTTCCTGATCGCCACGAATGCTTTCCACAGCCAAATCTTCAGGCTTTATACCTGCCATGCCGGGATATGCCTGTACAAGATCTTCATAATCAAGATATGCCTGATTCACCCCATTGAGAACTTTTGGATCTCCGGGCAGTCCCATCCAATCTCCTGTAGTACCCGGTCCACTATATAAATCCCTACCCATTATATTTCCTGAATCTCGACTACCGGGATCAGCAGGTTCTATGTAATCAAATCCAATCCATTGTCCATTTTCATCATAGTAACCACCATACCCTGTAGCCTGACCACCCACATCTTCCCCATCTCTTATATGGCCTTCTGGGTACTGACGAGTGTCTCCCATATATGGGACACGCCAACCCGGATATTCTTCTATCAGTTGTTCGGAATATTCAGGCATAAAAACTTCTGCGCTGGGTAAAGATTTCTCTACCGGATTTCCTCCCGGTCTTAGGCTATCAGTCATAAGATCAGACAAATATTCCTCTCTCCCAATTAAATTAAGATCCGATCCATAACTCTGCCTCTTCCATGCTGGAGTGCCTTCACCGCTAATATAAGCATCCTCTCTCTGCATCATTGCTCTAGCCAGATCCCTGTCTGAGATTATAGGCATGACATCTCTAGGCATAACGCTTCCTTGGAATAGTCTTCTCGCTTCTCTTGGTGGGTTTGTCTTTCTTAGCCATTATTTCTTCTTTTTTCCGATGCCCCTAGGGCCGGTCTTAGCCTTTGCCCCGCGAACTTTCTTACCACTCCTGCGTTCCTCTTCACGCCTAATAGAGGCATTAGTGGGAGAGACGGTTGCCCAAGATCCTTTATGTTTCGGACCCGGCTTTTTATGAACAATTTTAATAGCCCCGCTTCGGTGATATTTATCTCTTCGTCGTCTAGTAGGTTTTTTTGTTGTTGGTCCCGGCATTGTTAAATCTCCTTAATTAGTGGAATTGGTCATTACCAGAAGCCGAAGCCACGTCCTAGCATCCAGACAACAATACCACCAGCTAATACTAATTCAGCCATTGTAATTCTCCTGTGTTTTATCCTCTCCAACCTGCATGTTCTTTGTTCTCGCTAGAAACAAGACCACGTTTTTTCATCTTTAGTCCTGCTCTCTTCTTAGCCGCCTTCGCTAATGGTCCCTTTAATAACTTACCCATCGCTGCTCCAGTCTTCTTGGCATCACTGCGTTCTTTCTTTTTTCTAGCCCCAGTCATCCTTTTCGTATGTTGACGGGATTGATCGCTTTTCTTTGGTCTTGGCATTTTGCTATCCTCTTTTTTGTTTATTTTCTACTTCATTCAACGAAGTATTAGTCCCAGAGGAAGAACCATATCTAGAGGATGGCGGCCCAAAACCCTTGACAACACCTTGCATCTTCAATCTATTCCAGTTGCCCATAGTTTTTGCTTTCTTGATCTTCTCCCTATCTTTCACTCTTTTCTTTGCGCTGCCCATTCTTTTGGCATGTTGACTTTCTTTTTTATGAGGCATGATAAGTCCTTGATTTGTAAAAAATTCTAACTACTTCTCCTTATAAGTCTTTACTTTCCTCTTTTGCTAAAACCCCGGGTCAACAACGGCAGCCAGCCTCTTGTTATTCCTTGACCACCAAGACCTGTCCTTGGTTTCTGTCTCTCTCCCGGGGAGTAACTGGCATCTGACTTGGATGCTTTATTTCTCGCCCTTCTTTTTTTATTCTCGGGTTTTGCCCACCGTTTCCGGGCAGCAATAATTTCTTCATTAAGTCCTGCTTTCGCGGATTGAGTTAACCCAGTCCTCGGCCCTTTATACTCAGAGGTTTTGTTCTTTACTACTTTAGACATGATTGTAAGTCCTTGATTTGTAAAAAATTCTCAAAAAATTTCTAAAATTATGGGGTGTGTGTAGGCGTGTGGTATCCGGAACGGCGACGGGGGGCGGCGGATCGTTCCACTGAAACCTCGATCGGATCTGACCCCGGAACCCGGTACCTTTGAAACTCTGGAGTACGCCAGAACCACTAGTGAGAGGGGCATACCCAGTCACATATTGTGACGGATTCGAATGGGGTTTGGATTTGTAGTTACTACAAACCCTTGACGTTTCGTTGCGGTCTCACTGGTGTCGCGCCTCTCTCGTACCGAGTAACTTTTATCAACAATGTATTGAGGAAATTATGAACCAAAACACATACACGAAAAAGCGAAACGATCTTAGCAATGCAGTGCGTACTGCTACCAGTAACAGACAAGTTGCCGTCTGTGAATGGATTGCTTGGGAATATCTCAACAATCCGAACGGTGACTTTGTCTCTACTCGTACCGATGCAGAAGGCAATGAGTATTGCGTGCAGGCACATAAGACTGGGTATCCATCAATCAGTCGAGTAGCCAAAGATCGCATCATCAAGTTATCCAAGAAAGATATCTCCGATCAGGATATCCGTCGTGGATGGGAATTCATAGGTAAGAGTTCCAAGTGGGTCGACGAAGTGTTCGAGATCGATATGGATTCTACGCGAGCACTATTCAAGGATGGCAAAAAGTGGAGCAACCAAGCCAAGCCTAATGGAAATGGCAATGGCAAGAAAGGCGCGTGGGAGCGCGAGTGCAACAGACTTACCAATATGGAAGCAGACAAAATCAAATCTAACGACAACCTCAAAGCGATGTACAACACGTTGAAAGCAGTCTTTGGGTGAGTTTGTAGATAATACAAACCCAAGGTAGGATGCTCTACCTCTCAGCCCATGCGATGTTGGCGTGGGCTGTAGGGTGAAGCAATCATGCTCACCATAATCCACAATGAGGAAAACATTATGATCGTGTTTAACTATCCATCCAAAAAAGAACTGAAGGCCAACATAGGTCAGCCTCTCAAATACATCGAGACATCTATGTTCGGTGACGAGTACGTGAGTGATGGCATGTTGACTGGTGCCAATCGACCACATATCACTGGCCGAGGCCGTGAGTTCTTTGCCAACGTGACAATGAAAGATGGCTTAATCACAGCCGTAAAGTAACCCGTTTGTAGATAATACAAATCCAGTAGGATGTAACCCAATGGGGGTGCATGCATTGGCCCCCATTCAGATGCATCCCGCATCACATCAAATGAGGATATATTATGAACGACGTAATCAAAGGTAGACGCTATTGTTACGCTGCAATAGACGGCGATCATCAAGATCCAGAGAAACATGGTGGTTTCATGCCCAGCATGATCGTCGAGGGTGAGAGCGGTCACTATCCAATGCAAGGTGGTGACCATCAACATGCTGTGCCTTGGATCTGGGGTAAGACCATAGAAGAAGCGAGTGAAACATGTGAACGCTTCAACTCTGACCGTCTTGGCGTGTCTAGGGCAGTAGCTAACGAGATCGAAGTATCCACTTACTAAGTTTGTAGTTTCTACAAACCCACAATTAGGAATATATTATGACTGATGACAACGTAGTAAATTCCCCAAGCGATCCATCCGATGTTGGTCGCGCCATACTGCAGATCACAAATGATCTAACTCGAATAGCAACTCAAGTCGGGAAGTTTGTCGATATACAGAAGCAGATCAATCACAAGGTTGATCGTGAGTTGGCGCATATCCAAATTATCTTGGGAGCACAAAGGAATGACCAAGATTAGAAAGCTGTGGCTCCCATGTGTGCGATCTGGTCACTGTTGTATGCAAGCACCATGTGGGTATGGTCTGGCGGGGGAAGACGGATCATGTGTCTATCTTCTACCCGCCACTGATCTCGGGCAACGATCGTGCGGTAAGTACGATGAGATACGTGAGAAAGAAAAGCATCTAGGTTTCCGACAGATGATGGGTACTGGATGCTCATCTACTATTGCTAACACTCGTCGTTCTATCGTACTATCTTACCTAAGAAAGAAGTAAACCCGTTTGTAGAATCTACAAACTCAATGAGGAAACTTTATGAAACTAGAAAAGAAACGTGGCATTATGTTCCGCTCGATGAGCGCGATATATCCAAGCACTGAGATCTTCACTGTGTTCACTGGCTTCAAAGGTTCAGTGAATAAGAAGACTGGTAACATGGTGCAGTCTTACATTCTCGTTGCTGATCGTGAACCTACGGTAGCATGGCAGGATGGTGCTGATGTTGCGATCTGTGGCAACTGTCCGTTGCGTTATGGTGGCAAGCCCCAATGTTATGTGAACAAAGGGCATGACCCGCACGCTGTATGGCACGCATGTAAGCGTGGTTCTTACATCGAGGTGGGTGTCGATGTTTCATTCGACGAAGCCATAGCATTCATCAGCGGATACAAGGTGAGATATGGTGCGTATGGTGATCCGTCTGCATCTCCACATATATTTGGAGTACTGCAGTCACATACTGGCTACACTCACCAATGGAAAACATCCGATCTCGATGAAGAATGCATGGCCTCTGTTTCTACTGTGTATCAGAAGCGGAAGGCAAACGAGTTAGGGTGGCGTACCTACCGCATAGTGCTCGACGCAAGCGAGTTAGACAAGGACGAGATCATGTGTCCTTATCCAAAGGTGCAATGCGTTGAGTGTAAACTGTGTGGTGGTGGAAAGATCCGCGCCAAGAATATAGCAACGCTACCTGTTGGCAAGGATCATCACTAGGTTTGTAGATAATACAAACCCAATCTAAGATAGGAAACATTATGGAAAATAAAATCAGTAGTAACCTACAAAGGTGTAGCGAGATAGCCGACCAACTTCAAGACTGTTATTGGCAAGAGAACACAGAGGTGTTCACACTGGCCCAAGAGTTGGAACGGCTCATCGAGGATCTGTTCGTGATGACACGCACTGAAGATGCGCGTGAAGCATCTACCGATCAGCAACTGAGGGATGCCGACATTGATCCTGATGCTCTGGTTGAGCGTGCTATGAAGAAGATCGAACAACCTCTCGCTGGCAATACATCCGACATCTTTCACGATGTTGTACTTGCCATCACTGAGGAAAGTGTGCGATCGTATCAGAGTGGTAAGCGTGCAGGTATGGAAGAGAAATGAAACTCATCACTCTAGGATGCTACCTCCTCCTTGCTATCTGGTTGGTAGCTATGTACTTTGTTATCCAGATCCTTATGTAATGCTGTTAATCTTTAATCCAAACAGGAAACTTTATGAAACCAATTGAAAGTTATATGCCTGATCCGTCCGAGAAGAAAGAGTCGGGGTGTGAATATCTCAAGGGTGCGACGTTCGTGATCGATGAACATCACGACTACCGTACAGTAGTTGGGAAATTTCCTACACTGTGCAACGCACGAAAGTTCTCGCACTATAGGTTGGCTCGTGTTGGTGGCCTCAACATTATTGAGAGGCAAGCAATAAAGAGCAAAGCCAAACGTAAGAGATACTATTGGGTTGTTCGATATAAACCTGCAGACTACAACATGATGTGGAGATTTAACGCGGACGATGTGCTCACTGAACTGGATGAAATGATGCCGTAAGATTTCGGCTTGGCTCTCTGATCCTCCTCATGCGGTGAGCGGTAGCGTCGCGAACAAATGCATCTTGCCTTGTGCATCAGGTCAACGTCGGGTGTCGGAGAGTCTATTTATAATTACCCCGATAAAAGATGCAGACTACCGCACTACTTTAATTTATAATTGGAGATACAACATGAGTAATCCAAATCCAACAAATGAAATTGCTGATTGGTTGCAAGACAATCTAGGTGAGTGGCTCGACTGTATGCACTCTCATCGCAAGTACAAAGACTTTGTATTGCGTTGCATCATGCCACATATATCCTCTTATGGTATCAACGCCATGTTTGAGTTTGTGAAAGAGGACTATGATGATGATGAACTTCCATTCTACAAGGTAGACGGCTCATCCGAAGAGCGAACAGAACCCGAGCTTCGTAATCCTATGGGTGAGTTGATATGAGGACGACTAAGAAAATAATCATATCAAGCGAGAAGCCTTTGATGTCTGAGCCTTCATTGGTTCCACCCGAAGCCAGACCACCGAGGCGTAAGATGCCTGACACTATATGTGAATATAATCGGTGTGATTGGGAACGTGCTCATCGTTTGCTAGATGAGGCGTGGGAAAAAATGAAGAGTCAACCCGAGGATGAATGGGAGCATAAGTTGCCACCATACATTCTTCCATGATAATAGGAGAACAGACCAATGAATGACATCTGATTGAAAGTCCTGTTGCTCCGTGGGACTATAAATGTGGGGATACAAGGTCTTTCCCCGAAACGGAGCACCCCTTAATCGGTTTGTAGTTTCTACAAATCAAACATGAGGATAAATAAAATGGCACATATGTTAGATGACACAGGTGGTGTATACCATATGGGATACGCCGACAATACACCGTGGCACGGGCATGGGTTCAAAGTAGATCCCAATGCCAGTCCAGAAGAATGGCGTAGGAGATGTATACCTTGGGAAGTTTACAAGGTACCATCATATAACTACGACCGTTCTCAGAGCCTAGTGGATCAAAGCCAACACGGTATGTACAACTTGATTCGCGGGGACAACGGTGTTGCTCTATCTGCTGTTAGCAAGAGGTATCACGTCCATACCATCAGCGCCCTGATGCGTATCATGAAGACGTTGTGCGATAAGCACGACTTCCGAATGAATACCATTGGGTCACTTGATGGTGGTAAGAAAGTATGGGCGCTTGCAAAGATAGCAGAAGACTATCGGCTTATCGATGAGGTAGTCGCACCATATGTACTGCTTAGTACTTCTTTTGATAAGAGTACTGAGACTCCGGCTCGATTGACGGAGACTTGCGTGGTCTGCAACAACACGTTGCAGTGGGCAGAGCGGAAACGTCCTGACCTTAGTATCAGCCACAAGTCCGAGTTGAACGAGGACGACTTCGTGAATGGTCTTTCAGTTATAAAGAAAGATCACAAGAAGTTCGTGGAGATTGCCAGTAACCTAGTTGATACAAAGCTGACACTTACTGAGGAGTCGGAGTTAATCATCAAGGTTGCGTCAAAGGGTAGAGAGAATGCTATTGAGGATTATGAGCAGATGCTCAGTGATCGTTTCAATAACAAACTTGACCCAGCAGATGCGCCCCGCTTGAATGCAGTTGAAAGAGTTAAGAATCAACTGATTAAGGCAATGGCAACCTCACCGGGTTCACACCTACGTGCCAGACGAGATACCCCTTGGGGTGTTATTCAAGGCATGACCAATGTTGTTGACTTTCAGATGGCTACTCAGATCTCTTCATCCATTAAGGGAGATGATCAGAGAAAGTTGGCTCAGTCAAACAACAGGTTGTCCCGGTCATGGTTTGGGTCTGGTCAAACTTTGAAAGAGATAGCATGGCGGGAGGGCGTAAAATATCTCAAGGTTGCATGAGTCATGCAAGAGATATCGTCAGCTAATACCTGCCGTAGGCAAGTACCTGCCGTTATCAAACTTATAAAATGGGAACCTCGTAGCGTCAACCTCGATGTAGGGGGTGGGCGCTATGAGGATACCACGGTATATTTGAAACGGATGAAGGTTACTAACTTAGTCTACGATCCTTTCAATCGCTCCCCTCTTCACAATCGAGAAGTCATCAATAAAATTATTACTCACGGTGGTGCTGATAGCGTGACTATAATGAATGTTCTTAATGTCATTCAGAAACCACGAGATCGACGTGCTGTGTTGCGCCTGTCTTGGCATATGCTAAAGGCAGGGCATCCAATTTTTATTGGTGTATACGAGGGTGATAAGTCGGGCGATGGTAGCAAAACACGAGACGGTTGGCAGGAGAATAGGAAGGCATCCACCTATCTATCTGAGGTTGGAAAGTTCTTCCAGATTGTCAAGACTACTGCTCGCCTTATCGTTGGCAGACGGAGAAAGAATGGAAAGTAAAGCAGTCCAATTCGTGATACGCCCATTCGCACGTTGGTGCCGGGTGTGTCATACCATGAAACACACTACCCAATTCCGACAATCTCAAGCAAACCATCCGTGGCAGAAGCCAAGATGTAAAGCCTGTGATGCCAACGCTCAAAGAGCAAGGAGATCTACCAACGAAACTTTTGTTTCTAACAGACCGTAACTAGTTATCGCGTGTCCTGCACGCAATTGCCCCTCGTCCTCCGGGGGGCATTTTTTTGTTCAGATCCCACCATATGGCCTGTCTCCAACGGCTTTGTAGATTCTACAAACCGGGCATCATCGATGCCTCCCTCCATAAGGTCTTAATACTCAGATTGGTTGCCAATGCTTCGAGAATTCCCCACCCCCACACCCCTCGGTATAGCAGTTGGGATAGTTCTGACAAAGGACATGGGCTACCTCGTACCACTCTTGCATCACCTTCCGGTATTCCTCATTGCTGAGATCCCGATGACATCGCCAGTATCGAGGCGGGACACCATTCCACTTTCTCTTACCCATAGCTTTTCTTTATTCTATTATATCATATTGGGGGGTAAAAGTGTCACCATCTCCAAATTCTGGGCATTTGATGATAGTATTTAGAGAAGGCGCGTACAAACCAGTTCAGGAACCGGGTTCGGTTAGAGTCTTTTGCGTAGCGCCCTCTGGATGTCATACTCAAACACATCAAAAATACCCAATATTTCCCGCCTAAATCTGTCCTTCCAAGTTTCTTGCCACTTTTGCCTACTTATCCCAACGAACCTCGCTCGGAATTTCTCAGTTTTCTTGAGCACCCCTGACCCCAAGCAACTAAAGCAGTCAATCATGGTATAACCTGTGCTTATCCAACCCTTTCCCTTGCATCTTCTACATAACTCACTGGCTGTGGCCTCGTGTACTGCCAACTCAGCCAGCCTCTTTAAAAAAATAGGATGATGTCTAAGGACTGGTTCTGTGTCCCATTCCCTCTCTAAGCATAACTGCTCAATTCTCCACCTCGTCCATTTTACCAGTTGTCTATGAAAGGAGCGCTCGTCTGCGTATTTCAACCGTCCGTATTTAGAGGTGATGTCGTCTACGCCAGCAAGCGCATAAGCCATGTCTTCCCACGCGACTCGCGGGTTATGCCATATGCTAGATGATTGTGCTGTAAAGGATTTAAAATTCTCCTTCGATTTCTTCCTCAAAATAGATCCCCATGAATATTTCTTTTGTTGGTTCTTTTGGTAATATCAGTTCGATCTCGCCAGTATGGACGTATTCTTCGAACTGTTCACACGCGACCTCATGGATAGCGCACGTATGATACTGCTCACATCCTCGACAAGGGGTGCCGTGCTCCCTCATCATTTTCTGCCACATCAAATTTGTTGCTTTTGTCAATTCAAATCTTTTTCCGCAGGGATTGCCAGAACATTTATGGATGCCGTATCTCCAAACACATTCTCCCCTTCATAATCCGGAGAATACAGGGGCGGGTTATGCCTCTCTGCTTTATACTTTAATTCCTCCAGAATAATTTCAACAAACTTAATGTTCTCATCTCTGTCTAATTCTAGATAGATAATCGGTCTGGTCTTAACGATGGTATTCATACCGCCCTGCAAAACTTCAGGCTCCATACCTTCTACGTCAATCTTCATGAAGTCACACCTAACTAATCCCATGTCGTCTATAGGACATATCGCAACATCCTCACCTTCCATATGATCTTGGATAGATAAGCCCCCAAAATTATTTTCTACGAGGGGATTTAGAGGTGGAACTTTAACCAATCTACGCAAAGATCCAACTCCTAACTGTCTGCAATCTACGTTTCGAATCGAATTTAGAGCCATATTTGCGCATAAAGTCTGAAATACAAGCCTCTGTGGTTCAAAAGCACCCACCCATCCGGTATCACCCACCTGATTAGCGAACCAGAGAGTGTGTGTCCCTATGTTTGCACCAATATCGAGCACAGTATCACCCTTTTGGACATACTTATCGAAGAGTTTTAATTCTTCAGCCTGATATTGTCCATACAATTCCACTGACCTGCCCACGTAGATATCGTTCTTATTGTAAAGAACTTTTCCATCTGTGGTTTCTTTAATAAAATTAAATTTTTCCATTAGGGTGGCATCCCGACATGAGTTTGGTTCTTCTTGTTTCCATCTTTAAAAGGCCACACCGATTCGAGAAACACTACGCCCCTGTAATCCTTCACCATCGCGCTCGTAAATCTGTACACCTTCCAATGCTCCCGAGTGGCGAGGTTATACTTCTCACAGTCTCTTTCAAAACCAGCACCTCTTGAATGTCTACCTCCTGACCATGTTCCTCCCTCGATCTCCACGGCTATGTGACTCTGAGGCCATGCAAAATCAAATCTGAAACGTCTATCTTTTAAGAACTTGTATTCTTCTTCCCAAGGCGGAAACTCATGTTCAACCAATTGAGAAGAAAATAATATTTCTCCACTACTACGTTGCGACATACCCTCTTCTTAAATCGTCTCGAGTGGGCTGAATCAAAGAAGGGGTATTGGCTCTACGTCCTTTCCTAAATGTAAACATTTTTCCACAGAACCAAAGCGGAAGAGATCTATGTACCGGATCATATCTATTCTTAATACATCGAACATTTCCATCTGGTTGTTTTAACATTTTCTCATCATCCGGATTCTTTTCAAGCCCCTCTTCTTTTTTTACGTTTCTCTCTATAATGAAAACGTAATCTGCCATATCAGTAATTTCACCAGCCCCCTTAATATCCATCTTTCCAGTTGGGCGATATTCATTCTCACCTTTTCTCATATGCACCACCAAATGGATATGCAGTCCAGTAGACCTAGCCGCCTCTTTCAACATCCGCACAAAAGATTGTTCGTTTAAGTTTAAATCATCCTTTCGAACAACCTTCAGGTTAACCATAGATAGAGAGTCTACCACAAGTTGTGTATAACCGTTGTCAGCTGCCCATCTAGCCAGAGCGGCAACCTCTTTAGCAGTGACGTTCTCTTCCTTATCATATATAGATACCTTCCCATCAAGATAGTCCATTGTATAATTTGACGCTTCTCGAGTAGGTTCATCTACACCTAATGACTGCTTTATCATGCGTTCCACCTGAACATGGAATATCATTTCTGGGGACCAAAAAAGGATCTTCTCCGGTTTGTCTGTAAACTGTCCCGCTGACCACCACAGACAAAACTGTTGCAGCAACGCAGATTTTCCGTGTCCGTTGATTCCGGCCCAGACAGCCAATGACCCGGGGAGTAATCTGATGTCGCTGTCATACAGGCACGGAAGTCTACATCCAATCCCCTTGTTTCTTCCTTCCATCCAATCGAGAGTGGTCTCTCTCGAGTAAGTCGGTGAATGGACATGACCCTCAATGTGACCGTTCATGTAGTCGCTCAACTTGGGGGTAATAGGTTTGTCTAGGGATCTAGATTTCATTTAGTCTTCCTCAAACTCTTGCATGGGATCATATACATCATCGAAGGTATTCCATCTTTCTTCTTCAAGGAATTTTAATGCGCCGGGGACATATTTACCCTTATCATTCCCCCAGCTTTCCGACAACTTTAATTCCTTGACTGAATTACAGATTGTTGTGCTATTAGATTCTAAATCATTCTCTATCCAATATTGTTTTATCCTTTTCGGCGAGCCAAGTCTATGTTTAGGGTAAAGTGAACAGAAATAACCATACCCCTTAGTATTATGTATTTCTTTTACAGATTCTTTTTGTTCCACATCTATTGTGGAGTCTGACCCCACAACTGTTGTGGATGATGTATCCCTCCCATTACTAGCACCGAATGACGGAACTCCAATCAAACGGTAAACATTGGTGCTGCGGTATCTTTGTTCACGCTCAATAGTTCCAAACCGCACCATCTCAGAGACCATATTGCTACAGTATTTTGGTGTATGTCCACTACGCTCTGCAATCTCATTCAAACTTGGGTAGTGAGGCGCAGGGCAACTAAGAATAGCGGCAAGCACTCTCAAATGACCCGCTCGGTGTCTATGATCTTGAAGAACATATACCGGAATCGGTCCCCAGAACTTACCTTTGTCAACGTGGTCTGTCATAGCATCCACTGAGGCCAATAGTAAGTGTTGCGTAAATTCTTCTTTCCCTGTTGTAGGTCTGTCTTTTTCCGTAGACCTTTCATGTGCCTGTAAATTGTCCTGCGTTCAAATCCAGTCCGAGCCACCAGATCATGCACTGTTAATTTAGACTTGCCTTCATAGTCGGCAGACAAGACTAGTATTAGAGCGATCAGCTTCTCGCCCGGGGTCAGCGTAACCGCGTACAGAAGTGCCTCCAACAATTGGGTGTGATTTGCTAAGATTAAAACGGCTTTCTTCTGCGTTACCATGCAGTCATAATAAACGACTAGACCAGAGATTGCAACCCCTGTAAAATTGAGGGGTGAAATACCTAGAATGGGTAAGAAAACAGCCATGTTGGGGGTGTGGCAAATATGGGGTGGATGCTCACCATGTCCGGATTCAAACAGGCATGGGTAAAAGACCTCTAGATCTCCACGCCATACCAGTTTGTAGAACTTGCCACCAAATGTGTCATGCCTTAGAATACAGCAAAGAGGATCAACTTATATGGCTGATAAAGACACAAGCCCGGGCAACTCTCGAGCACCTTATAAAATGGTGATGATTGTCACCTTGTGGGTAGATCAAGGGCCGGAGCACGACGTGATGGCGGGTATCGCAAAACAAATTGTTTCTCATGAAGTTCGCGAGTTAGTACATGGAGCGGGATTTAAAATCGGCGAAACCGATTATTCTTTCGAAACATCTGTAGACTCCATTGAATTTATTGAACGCCAGAACCTGCATTGAGTTTGTAGAATCTACAAATGAAAAAGAAATGGATACTGCGAGATCACCGGGTTCAAGATCTGTGCGTAGACTACATAGACAGCATCGACACTAGACCTGATGACCTCGTCGAAGTTATTGTTAGGCCATATAAAAAGAATCGATCATTAGAACAAAATGATATGTTCCATGCATGGTGTGGTACAATCGCCGAGCAGACAGGACACAGCAAAGGAGAGATCAAAGATATTCTGATTGAATCCGTATTTGGAACTGAAGAATATTTGAATCTTCAAGGTGAAAAACGAAGTAGACTTCGAGCAACGTCTGACATGAATGTTGGAGAGATGTCTGAGTTGATCGAAAGAACAACCCAAATAGGTATTGAACTAGGGGCGGAAGTCCCAGAGGTGACACATGGCTAATGGACATTCAGCAGAAGGAATTGAAGCAACAGTTGGTAGAGATTTTGAATTCAGTGAAGACTTGCGTGGTCCGGATGTTGATCCGATGCATGACCCTCGTTATCCACGCATGCCCCAAAATACTAACTGGCAGCAACAGCAGACTAATCAGCAACGCCAAGAAGAAGAGGAATGGCAGAAGGCTGATCAATCAGCAGTGGATGCCATTAATTTACAGGAGTTGCAAATGAAAAAACTTTCTGGAGAAGAAGCCCTTGATAAAATGGTTAAGGCATTTAAAAGACCTTTTCCCCTCCGTGAGGTATTAACGAGGCCCGGTAAAGGATCAATACTCATTCACTACATTGATTCTAGGAGTGTGCAGAAGAGGCTTGACGATGTGGTAGGAATCGATAACTGGCAAACCAAGATGCATGAAACTCGTTCTGGAACCAGAGTTCTGTGCGAGTTAAGCGTCAGAATCAATGGGGAATGGATCACCAAAACTGATGGCTCCGGAGATACAGATTTTGAAAAAGAGAAGGGTGCAATCTCGCGAGCATTATGCAGGGCAGCTACTCACTTCGGAATCGGGAGGTACTTATATAATCCCCAAGCATTTGATAGGAATAACAACCCTGCCACTTGGGCAACACCCGAAGGCTACGATAAGATGATGAGTGAAAGGGCTGAACAAATGGATGCTGTAGAGCGCCATGTGCTACCCGAAGAAGAGGCTGTTACGCCGTTACGCGTAACACAGGGGGTGGGCCATGACTAGGCAACAAGCGATCAATGAGAAATGCAAAGAATGCATCTACGACCCTGAAGTTGAAGGCACTTGGAGAATGCAGACAGAGGCTTGTGAACTGATCGATTGTTCGCTCTGGCAGTACCGCCCTAAGTCCCGCTCAAAGAGGCCCGATATTGCCGATAGTGCGCCTGTACAACCGCACTACGAAGGCAATCAAGGTCAGGCAGTAGTGGGGGGCCTCCATCAAATAGATCAGCACAGTGGGCCCAGTGGGGTGAATTAATAATCAATGGAAAAGTACAGAACAAGGAATGTTAACAATGAGCAAAAGGATGCACAACAGGGATGAGCCATTGGTACGACACAAAAGGTAACCCCTGCTACGAGGTAGAGGGAAAGAAAGGGATGCGCCCATCCACGCTGAGGGATGCACGTAAGCATGGGTGGGTGCCATCCGTCTCAACTATCTGGAATGATGTAGTATCCAGACCAATGCTGAATAAGTGGATTCAAACTGAATTGATGTCAGCATTATGGAAAGAAGTCTATTCCGCTGAACACCTAAGTAGTGGTGGAGGATTTCCGGAATTCGAAAAGTTAGCGAGAGGAAAGTTTAACGAGAAGCAACAGATGACCATGAACCGTGGCACCGTAATCCACGATCACTTGGAAAAATATTTCAAAGGAGAGGATACTCCCAGAGAACATATGTTCCTGTGCGACAGCGTTTCGAGGGTACTAGATGTTAAATGTGGGAACAGCAACGAATGGATAGCAGAGAAATCTTTTGCTCATTCATCCGGGTACGGCGGTAAGGTTGATCTACATAATGATGAGTGGGTAGTTGATTTCAAGACGAAGGAATTTCCAGCCCAGCCTGACGTAAAGAAAATGGTATATGACGATTACGGAACTCAACTAGCGGCCTACGCTCAAGGTCTAGGTGGTGGACGACGACTCCTAAACGTATTCATAGACGTTGGTGGGGACGGTCACAGATGTAGTGTTCTTGAATGGGAGCATCAAGATGTTAATCGATTTACATCAATGTTTAATCATGCTCTCGAGTTGTGGAAGTTAGTAAAGAAGTACGAACCTTCATTTATAGACAGGAGAATCTTGTAAGATGAATCTTAACAAAGTTCAATTAATTGGTAGAGTTGGGCAACAGCCAACTATAAGAGAAACAGCGAAAGGGAAAGTGTGTAATGTTAGTCTCGCTACCAATTCTGGAAGGGGTGAAAAAAAGGAAACCGATTGGCACCGACTCACGTTCTTTGACAGGCTTGCGGAAGTAGTAGAACTGCATGTAACAAAGGGTCAAGAATTGTATGTAGAAGGCAGAGTAAAATACAATAAGTGGACTGACAAAGACGGGGTAGAGAAAAACGGTGTAGACATCCTAGTCAACAGCTTTGAATTGGGTTCCAATTCCCAGCATATTCCACTTAAACCGCGCAACGGCATCATCCCCTCCGAAAAAGAAAGCCATTCCACAATCGACGGAGATGAGTCGATTCCATTCTAGGGAGAGCGGGGGCGGAAACGCCCCCAATCTTTCTTGGCAAAAAGATGAAGAGCAAGTCTTCCGGATATATCATCTGGCTAGGCATGTGTGGCCTATGCGAGAAGAACTCACACCCGATGCGGGAATACCGTGGGAAGAGTGGTTTTTAAAACACGCCTCTATGACTCTGGACGAATTTTCAAAATGGTCAAATGAGCAGGGGCTTAGAGAAAAGTTCAAGGACGCGAAGAACAAGAAACACAGACTAATGGTATCCATCAAAAGTCATGTCATTGGTCGAGGAAGGGAATAATGATTTCAGAGTACCAGAAGTTCATCCATAAGAGCAGATACGCTAGGTATCTAGATTCAAAAAGTCGGAGGGAAACATGGGAAGAAACCGTGAATCGTTACTGCGATTACATGAGTCTTATAGGGGGTAGCTTTCCTAAGTATTTGAGGGAAGCCATTATGAACATGGAAGTGATGCCATCTATGAGGGCACTAATGACGGCTGACCCTGACTGCTATAATGTTGAACGTCAGTATACTGGCGCATTAAGTAGGGACAACATGGCAGGATATAACTGCGCCTACGTTGCAATAGACCACGTAAGAGCATTTGACGAATCGTTGTATGTCTTACTTTGTGGCACAGGAGTTGGGTTCAGTGTTGAAAGGGAATGTATTAAAAAACTTCCTGAAGTGGCAGAAGAGTTTCACGAAACTGATACCACAATAGTTGTTGCAGACAGCAAGATTGGATGGGCAAAAGCCATCCGAGAATTAGTAAGCCTCTTATATGAGGGCGCTATACCAAAGATCGATGTCTCTAAGGTCAGAGAAGCCGGAGCCAGATTGAAAACTTTCGGGGGTCGCGCCTCGGGAAGTAAACCTCTAGTAAACCTATGCAATCACTATATAAAAACATTTAAGGGGGCTGCAGGAAGACAGCTTAATAGCCTTGAATGTCATGATTTGATGTGTTGGAATGGAGAAAGCGTTGTGGTAGGTGGGGTGCGTAGATCAGCAGAAATAAGTCTAAGTAATTTAACTGATGAGCGCATGAGGGTAGCTAAGTCTGGTCAATGGTGGCTTGAAAACCAGCAACGATCAATGGCTAATAATAGTGTGTGCTATACAGAGAAGCCAGACATAGGTATCTTCATGTGCAGAGAATGGCCTTCCCTTTATGAATCTCATAGTGGTGAAAGAGGTATATTTAACCGACAGGCTGTTAAGAAAATGATGCCAGAAAGAAGGGATAGTAACCACGAATTCGGAACTAATCCTTGTTCGGAAATAAATTTGCGGTCAGCCGGTTGCTGCAACCTTTCCGAAGTTGTTCTTAGACCTTCCGACACTGTACAAGATGTAGATAGAAAAATAAAATATGCTACAATTTTAGGCACCTTCCAATCTCTTCTAACAAATTTTAGATACGTTAGACCTATCTGGCAGAAGAACGCAGAAGAGGAAAGATTGCTGGGTGTAAGCATGACGGGTATATTTGATTGCCCAGTCGTTCTGAATGCATCTCCCGAACAGTTGCAAAAGTGGAGAGATGTAGCAATCAATACAAATATAAAGTGGGCAAAGGAATTAGATATTAATCAATCCGCCGCAACTACTTGTGTTAAGCCGTCTGGCACCGTCTCCCAACTTACTGGAGTTTCTGGTTCTGGATTACACCCTGCTTATTCAAGGTATTACATCAGAAGAATAAGGCAGGATAAAAAAGACCCACTCAATCAGGCTTTAATTGATGCTGGTGTCCCTTATGAGGATGACCCCAACAATAAAGATTCCATGATAGTATTTTCATTCCCCATGAAATCCCCCCCGAAGTCACAAACCAGAAACGAACTGTCAGCGATTGAGCATCTCGAAATCTGGAAAAGGTTTGCGGTTAACTGGTGCGAACATAAGCCAAGCGTTACGGTTCAAATGGAAGAGCATGAGTGGCTAGAGGTGGGGGCATGGTGTTATAAAAACTTTGATATATTAAGTGGTGTAAGTTTTCTGCCAAAGATTGAAGAGGATCACACATATGAGGCGCTTCCATTTGAGGAGATAGATAAAGAGACCTTTTCAAACTTTCCCAAATTTAAAAAGATAGATTGGGATGCTGTTGTGGAACATGAAGATAATACAACCAGCAGCCAAGAACTAGCATGTACTGGCGATAAATGTGATATCTTATGAGTAACCCGTATTGCAGATTTAGGCACGGTAAGATGTTACAGACTCGCGGAAAATTCTCTAAAAGAGATGGTGGGC